TCCTTAGCCAGGAAGATTGTTGTCGCTGACGCAGATGGCATCTTCGAGGAAAGCGGAGAGATCAACTTTGAGATGATTGATGCGCTTGAGGACCTTGCTGGCGAATACCCAGTGTATCTCGTCTCCTCGCGCCCAGAGTCTGCGGCGAAGAGCATCCTTGCTGACCTTGAGGAATTTGAAATTAAGATTGAGAAGTCGATGTTCAGCACATTCCCAGCTGGCAGTGGCGACCACTACAAGAAGTACGCCGCGTCAATTATTGCAAGAGAGGGCAATGAAGTGGTCTGCACGATTGGCGCAGTTGGCGACGGCCTTTCAGGGCTTAGCGAAAAGTCGATTGAGATCAGCAAGGCAGATGGAAAAATTAATCTTGATGTTCCTGCCGCCGTTAAAGCAGAGGCTCAGCGAGGACTTGACTGGCGCAAGGAGTTTGGTCGTGGCGGCATTGGGCCTGGGCAGCTGACGGCACGAATGCTCATTGGAAACCGAATGACTGTTGCGCGAGTCCGCAAGATGCGCGCCTATCTTGCCCGACACCTTGTCGACAAGAAGGGCGAGGGATTCAAGCCTGGCCAGAAGGGCTTCCCTTCGGCTGGCAGAATTGCATGGGCCCTGTGGGGCGGCGATGCCGGAGTTTCTTATGCCAACCGGGTGATGCGCTCGGTTGAGGCAAAAGAAGGGAAGTAATGGCGGACAAGTTTTACCACCCCCAGCCGTGCTTCTGCTTGCCGTGCAAGATCATCAAGGCGAATAACGTTAAGCCGATAACAAAAGCAGAGCTTGAGGCCCCCGCGCTAGAGAAGCCCGCCAAGAAGACTAAGCGCAAGAAGTAATGGCGCATAAAGACCCCGTCACTCCTGAGTTGCGCCGTGCCGTCATAAAAAGAGACAAGACCTGCATCGGCCCAAGGATTGGCATGCCCAAGGAGTGCGGAACACAATTTGGCTCGGGGACAAAAGGTCCTGTTGAGCTAGATCATGTAGTATCTAGTGGGTTTGGCAAGCGGGGTCCATCGATCGAGGAGAACCTTGTTGCCATCTGCGGCTTTCATCACAGAATTAAAACGGAAGCCAGCAAGACCTGGAGACCAAAGATCATAGAGTATCTGGAGAAATTTTATGGACAGAATGATTAAGCGCGGGATTGGGGCAAACGTCTGCTCTCACCCCAAATGCCCTAACAAGGACAGGCGGGAGAAGATTGCGGCAGTCAAGAGCCTTGGCCCGATCATATTTAAGAACGGCAAGTCCTATCACTTGTCTTGCTCCACAGGTAGGCCCTTGACAGGTGCCGACCTGACCAAGTAGTATCATCCTATGAGCAGTGAAGTACTATACCTACTAGGGGGCCAAGAGTTCCAGAAGGCTATTAAGCGCGTCATGTCGATTAAGGCTGATGTCACAGAGCCAGAGTCGCAGGCATTCCTTGCGGCCCAGTCAGCCTCAGAGGCTGTTGAGAAGCTCGGCCTTCACGGAGAAGATCTTGCTGCTGCTCAAGAAGGCATTGCGGAGGCCGCGATGACGTGGATTGGAATCCAGTCCGGTGAAGATTTTTCGGACAGCTTCGAATAGCGAAGATGCTGCTTATTGATAGCGAAGAGAGGGTCTGCCTATCCTGCAATGAATCTTGGCCGACTGGCCCAGATTTCTTTAGCAGCGATGCTAGTTTAATTTGCATTGCCTGCATCTCTGAGGGCAAGAGGCCACCAAGGACTAAGGCAAAAAAGACTAGGGGCAAAAGAACCCCGGAGCAAGAAAAGGCCCACCAAGCCGCTAAGTACCTACGGCACCGAGACCAGTATTTGCAAAACATGAGAAAGTATTATAGTCTTCACAGGGAAGAGATCAACGCGAAAAAAAGAGCCGCAAGGGCCAAGAGGAAAGCGGAGGCAAAATGAAGCAATCTGGACCAGAGTGGGAAGCAAGAAGGATCATGCAGCGGAAGCGCACTGGAATGGTCTGGACGCTGCTAAAGGAAACGGGGATGAAGCGGCGATACATCGCTAAGCATCTCGGCGTGACGATTGGATACCTGAATCAGGTACAATACGGACAGGCGCCAATTTCTAAGAACCTGCGGGCAAAAATCGCAGCGTTTTTGAGCGTTGAGGAGCACTTGCTTTTCAGCGATTTGGATAGAGAGTTGAGTAAGGGGGCTTGAAATGGCATTTGACAAGAGCGCACTTAAGGATTACGTGGATGTCGCAGAGCGCATCCGCGCATGGTACGAGGCATACCCGAACGCCCGCATTGAGACGCGCATTATTGAGCATAACGAAAAGCGCGTAGTTATTGAGGCGCGTGCATATCGCGGCGTCAAGGAAGACAACGGGCTTGACGAAAAGCTTGGCTTCGTGGACGATCGCCCAGCAGGCATTGGCCATAGCGCCATGCAGATCCCAGGGGCAACTCCGTACACCCGCGGCTCAGAGATTGAGAACTGCGAGACTTCGGCAGTGGGCCGAGCACTCGTGATGGCTGGACTCCCATCGAAGCGAATCGCTTCGGATGACGAGATCAAGTCAAAGGGCGGCAGCACCAAGCCAACGGCGAAGTCAGTTGCGGAAGTATTCCCCGCCGAAGACGTTGTCCTCCCAGAGCATGTCCAGAAGTTTATGGACGGGCTTGACGCCGCGAAGACACTTGATGAACTTACGACCATTGGTCGAAACATCAACGAGTCCAATCTGAACGGTCAGGAAATTGACGACGTTCACCGCGAGTACCTCTTGAAGAAGTTCAAGGCTCGCCGTGGGGAGATCGCTTCTTGATTCCCGAGCGTAATCCAGACTACTTTAGCGTCAGCGAGATCCGAGAGTTTCTCTCGTGTCCGCTGCGCTGGTGGTACAAGTACCGCCTTGGGATGTGGACAGATAAGACCACGCCGTACTTTGCGCTAGGCACATCGGTGCACGCAGGGCTGCAGCGCTGGTATCACCCAATCATGGGCACCAAGAAGACTGGCGACATTGGCGTAACGATGGACTACTACCGAAAGACTTGGTCAAAAGAGTCTGCAAAGGTTGACTGGTCCGCCGAGGCAACCCGCGACATCCTGAGTGAGGCAATCAACGGAGAAGAGATGCTCCGTGAGGCCATCACGATCGGTGACGACTGGGAGGCAAAGGCAGTTGAAGAGACGCTGTACTCCGAAGTGAAGCACAGCCGACTTGGTAAGCTGCCGGTTAGGCTCAAGACCCAGATGGACATGATCACCGTCGGCAACGATGTTGTAGAGCACAAGACTTCCGACAGGAAGTGGGAAAAAGAGCGAGAGCACCGCGACATCCAGGCAACAGCGTACGCTAACGCAATCCGCGATAACTTTGGTCACGAGCCATCGGTAACGTTTAACATCATCAGCAAGACGGCTAAGGGGCCACTTGTTGATCGCAGGATTACATACCGAACGCAAGACGATTCTGATCGCTTGTACGTCGGTGCTCGGGCAATGCTTGACGCCGTAGAGAAGGGCGCAATCTATCCGAACCCGACTGCGTTCGCTCATGCGACGTGCGAGTTCAAGCCAGTCTGCAACAAGTGGGAAAGCCACCCACAGCAGTTGCCAGATTCCCGCAAGAAGATCTACAATCTCATCCCTTCACTGAAGCCAGGGCTCTGGCCTGACATGGAGGATTAAGGAGGAAAGAGTGTCCCCGATTATTCCCGTAGAGGAACTGACAAACGACCGCCACTATTGGCGCTGCTACAGCGGACTCCCTCGCCACAGGAAAATGTGGCGACTACCTAGCAACGATGCGCGCTGGGCGTGGGTTACGTTGCTGTGCGCTGCCTCAGAGACCGGTGGGTATTTCGAGTCGGATGACCACGTAGAGGCATACATTGGCGCTAAGAACGTCAAGTTTCTGCCTATTTTCCGCCAGGTTGGACTGCTAGATGGACTGATTGTTCATGACTGGGAGCACTACCAGGAGTTGTCCGATCCTGCTGACGCAGTGCAGCTTGCGGAGCGCGCAAAGGCTGCCCGAGAGCGCCTAGAGTCCCAAGGGCTGCGCGACAACGCAGAGAATCAGGTAAAGCACCGCTCACTGCAGGAGTGGCACACCTACATCGTCTCTGGCGGCAATATGGCAGGAAAATACGGCGAGTTCATGGGCGCGATGTTTGGAACGATGCCAAAGCAGGCTGACTACGGTCGCATTGCCAAGATGCTCAAGGACTTTCCAGGGGGGCTGCTTGCGCTAATGTCA